AGTGGAACGAATAGTCGAACTTGATCGTCAGTAAAACAGCCCCAATGATACATCATTTTCACGTCGCTAAAACTAAACATACTACTCACCTCCCTTTGAAGCTGGATTTAGTTGCTCTTTAATTTCTGAAATGTCTTTGCTATTTTGTAACGAAGCAAGCATCATTTTTGAATTGATTTGTGCTAAACTATCCGCTTTTTCTTTCAATGCAGTATTTTCCTGTTTAATTGCTACATCGTTTAGCATGATTTTGGCATTGAGCTGTTTTAGGTTGTCGTTTTCATGTTCCAGAGCCTCATACATCGCTTTGAGATTGTTTAAATTGTTGTGATCTAACGCGTTCGCTAACACAATCCATTGGTTCAGTTTAGGATCAAACATCTGATCAGCAATCGTTAGTGGTTCACCATCAGCACGAATCCCTTCAAGCGGTGGCTGATCCGTGTAAGGAACGGACACAAGCATGTCGTCCAATACTTTTCCTGCGTACTCTCCACCAGTACGTCCGTATTTCCAAATGTTTTTCATTTATTTCACTCCTTTAATCTAAGATTCTATTTCCATAATGTGCAGCGTGTTTATTTGAGAAAAATCTAAATTCTTACCATCCTGAGTTTCAAAAGTGATATTGAAGTACTCTCCTTTTTTCAACGCGAAAATTCTACTGAAGTGAAGCCCATGTTTCCATTGCAATGCAGTTCCATTTATACCAACACCACCTGCGAAACCAATAGAACTAGTTTGAGCATCGTCTTTATAAAAAGTAATATAACCATACTGGCCAGCTGTTGATCCGCCAAACTGATATCTAACTAGCCCTTCTACCAACAATGTACAGTCTCGATTAGCTGTGGCTTGCCAATTTCCAGAATTCCAAGTCAACGGATTCTCTTTCATGGATCGATTCAATTTTGCTCCAATGGTGGTTGCTACTGGTCCAATAATTAACCGAGCTTTATTAGAAATACCAGTTTGTTCAGTTCCTGTTGAATGCCACGCTTCATAAGGCAACGGCTTTTCTTCTACCAGTACATTTTTCCCATTAACTAGAGGGGTTTCTAAAAAGTTCTTAGTTCCATCTACAGATTGTGGTTCGGTTAAGCTCACAGAATCATTCAAGCCTTTTTCAGTATATTCAGGTGTGATGTCCCAGCTGTAATCATTCGGATTGTTGCTGTCTTTCAAGCCTTCACCGAAGTATTTAAACTGACTAATATTTGGTGTTCGTGTGTTGCCTTCCTCTAGTTTTAACCACTTAATTGTACATTGTCCTACACTTGTGCTTGGTACTTGATAAATCTGCACTTGTGGGGTAGTAGGGTGTGAGTCATCTGCTGCTGTAAATGTTTTAGACCACACATTAGTTAAGCCTTCTACTGGTTGTAAGTCACCAACCTCCCATGCATCTCCTGTTGCTCGTGTGAAAAATGGTCTAAAAACCTGTGTTGCTGGCTTAGTTCCTTCAAGTGTGATGGTATACTTCTTACCTTTTACCATTGGTTTAATGTTATAGGTGTTAATAAGATAGTTACTATTAGTAACTGGTTGTTGTGATTCTGGTTTAATTAGATTCTCACCTAAAGCCACCTTACTCAAATAATATGGTGCATCTAGTAGATTTGGCTGGTATGGGGTGGCTGTTGAACCCTCTTCAATCTTAACATCGCTAACAATCACACTACCGTTTATAATACCTGTTGTAGATACTGCTTTAATTTCTAAATAAAACCTTACTAATTCTGTGATTTCATAATTTACAGTTGTTGTACCCTTTATTATTATTTCTTTACCTACTACTGCTCCCTCACTGATGGCAGTAAGTAATACTGTACCATCCTTAGTTTTACGATAAGCTACTCTCAGCTGGTCAATGTCACCAGTTGTGCCTTCCTCTATTTTAACTTTTGCGCTTATAGTATACGTTTTACCAGCAACTAAACTAGGTACGTTAGTTTCAGTATACGCACTAAGACGGTTGACCCCTTGAGAAGTTAAACGTATACTATTGTATTCTACGTCTGATACTAAGACGTCACTACCGTCCTGCCTTTTAAAATCAGAAGCTTTAATTGCACGCATTAGATTTGGGTTTCCTGAGTAATCATAGCTCCCAAAATCAGCGCTGTTACTGTACATCTTTTTCAACTTGCCGAGATCGCCGATTTGCTGATTGGTTTGATCAATACGATCATTTGCTTTATCAATATTCGTATTGAGAGTTGCGACATCTTGATTGGCTTTCGTGATTTTGTCGTTTGTGTCTTTCAGTTTCGCATCAATCTGCGTTTCGGATTCCGCAATTTTCTGTTCAATCTCTTGCTTTCCATCAGCTAGAATTTTTTCGATTTTATCGATTGTCTGACTGAAACCATTGAAATAATAATCTTCTAGTTCTGGTGTACTATCATCGATTGGACTACGTTTGATATAAAAAGTAAAACGACCAGCTGTATCTAACGAGCGGTCGTTTGGGAAATCAATATATACGCTACCTTCTACGGTGCCTACGTATCCCAGTATATTATCCTCTAACACAATAGAAACAATCCCATTCACAGGATCTTCAATGGTGGCGAGATAGTCATGTTTACCATAACCACCTTCTGCCGTTGCAGATTTGAACATCAAGCGAATCGGAACAGTTGTCCCTTCTGGGAGGCTTTGAGGGATGCCGTTTTTCCGAACTAACTTCATTCGAAGCTTAGCTGTTCCTCGATCATGCGACCAAAAAACAACATTCGTCCTGTTTGGACTAGTGGCTTCTGCTTGAATCACAATGATCGATTCATTTGTTTTATAGACCATTAACTTAACACCTGCCCATTATTGATAATCAAACCTCTGCCGATAATTTTATTTTCAGTTGTCGCAAATCCTTCAGCTGGCTTGGCATATCTAGCAGTTGCTGCATCAACGTACACCCCAATGTTATTGCCTGAACCCTTCAAGTCGCCCACACTAAACTCTGATAACAAACGAACTCGCACAGCTATGTCTTGATTAATGAATGTTGTTGAACCATACATATTCATCTTAGAAGTCCCACCTACATATACAGCGTTATATGCCAATGATTTAGTATTCTCCGCAAATTTACACTGACTAATAGCCATATAGCCACTCTGTTCATTGACAATTCCATACTGTCTTCCTTGAAAAAGTGGAGAATTTGCAGTGTCAACGATCTGCATTCCAACGATTTGACAATAGCCAGTGCACGTTGCGAACATAATACTTCTAACTTTAACTGGACAATCAGATACTTGAGGGTCTAATGTTCTGGTATCGTTTAAAGGACGTATGACAAACGATCTAAACGTTAAACCGTTGACAAGTACGTCTTCCAAATACACCCCATCACTAATCCAAATGGTGACAGATGAAGTAGTAATGAGCGGAACCGAATTAACAGCAGTTTGAATCGTGAGAAATGGTTTCTCTTGAGATCCATCTCCAGTCTGGTCGTTTCCATCCTTTGAAACATAGATACTGATAGGTTCGTTATACCCTCCAATGATTTGTTGGACTGCTTTGTTTAATTGCTCTACTTGTGCTTTCTGACTAGCGGCATTTGTAATTAATTCACTAATTTGTTCATCTGTCAGGGTTTCGTGTTCTACCAATCTGCCTTGTAAAGTAGGAAAGGTTTCTCCCTTATTATTTACACGTGCATCCACTACTTCGTTAGGAGAATCACCGCCTGAATGAAGCACGAGATTATCAATACGACTATTCGTTGATTTGTGCTGCTCGTCTAAATTTTTTTCCAAATTTTCTAAGTAGTCCACATTGTCATTGAATGTTTGTTTCCACTCGTTGGAAATTCGGTTATTCTTCAATTTTTCTAATTCCAACTAAATCACTCCTTTTTTCGTTAGATTAGCGAGAATTGCAGTCATTGTTTTCTTTGTGTTGCTCAATGTGATTTCTGGCGGTTTATTTTCCAATGCTGGATACGTCTTGATTCCTACCACTTGAATATAGGTATTGACACCTAACGGCTCATAGACAAACGCCACGTAATCGCCCTTATTAGGCTCTACACGCCATTTCATAGTGACTGTGCCAGTGATTGTTGGATAGTCTTGCAAGTCTTGTTTCAAACGTTCTAGCATGTTCCCTGAAACGGTGTAACGATCATCACTAACTGGACTTTGGACACGTATACCCCATTTTTCCGACTGCTTACTTGTATATGTGATTGGCGTGAAGTAGTAAGTGTCGTCTTCTTTTTTCTTGCCAAATCCTTTTATCTGTGTTTTCAAATTCAAAGTATCAATATCAAATTTCACAGAATCGGTATTGTATTTGTAGCGTATTTGTTCTTCAGTTTTTTTACCATATTCTGAACGAGGGAAGAAAGTAAGGTTTTTGTTGTCCGGAATCACTATCGCATCATAGTCTTTCAAAATTTCTTCAACCAGTTTCAAATAGTTCCCATTCCCGAAGTTTTCTTGTTCAACTGGCAAAAACTTCTTGTTCGGATCTACAACATTCCATGTAAATCCACGGTTATCAGGTTTGAAAACATGCGCTAGCAGTTGGTTGATAGAGCGTGTTCCTGTGACTGTGTCGTACTGAAAGCCATCTTGCATGGTGTAGTAAATGTGCGTGGCTGTAACTGTTTTTGTGATTGCTGCCCCTTCGGCAGAAACGCTCATTTGTTTTACGATAAACTCTTGTCCATTGAAAAATACTGAATTTTCGTAATCGACTAAATCAAAAGCCAATTCATTGAATTTTGTTTTGACAATAGTGAACGAAATTTCCCACGTTTCGTTCTCTTGCCAATTTTCAGTAAATGTACTTTTATCGTATTCAGTCAATATTTCTTTTTTTGTTTTCTCGTAGTCTTGGATAAAAATATCTTTCAAATTCTCACCTACTTATACAAAAAATTGAAGTCCCATTTTGACTCCACTCTAGTAACATTTTGTATTTCAATTTCATTCGTTCCAACCGCTAACGTTATCAAACCTAAATTCGTGTCAATTCCGCAATTTACACCGTTCAACTTCGGATAAACACGGTCTAAAGTCAAAGTTTGGCCTAGCAACGTAGAAAACTCCGGATAGTAGATGAATCGTTCCCCTGTCGTTTTGTTGAAAATAATCACGTTGCCTTCTGATTCACCTTCCAAAGTGATTTTTAGAGCATGTTCCCGTGGATCAATAGCAAAATCGCCAGCATTATAAATGATAAAATTACTGGTTCGGTGCGTATACTTATAATCTTCCGCAACTAGACCTTGTGAAAATTGCCATTCATTAGACAGTGAAAAATCCGATAACGTGGAAGCCATCGATTCGGAACAACCTCTAAAAACAGTGAAAGTCGTCTTGTAAGTTGCGTATCTTAGACCAACTTCATTCACTTCTACTGAGTTAGGACGGACAAAGTATTTTTTGCCCGGTTCTCTATCTGTAAAAACATAATATCCTTCGTCATCGAATAGAAACGCATATAATTCAGTTTCTTTTAGTTGATAGTCATACATATTTTTGAATTCAGCATAAAATTCCACTTCGATAGTGAACGATTTGAAACTTTTTTCGACTTCTCTCGAACCGTTTGACCCTGAAAATTCTTGGTATTCTACATTTAGTTGTGGTGCTTTTCGTGCAAAAGAAATACACTCTATGCCCAATTTTTCTTTTAGAGATACTATCTCTTGATTTTTTATGAAGCGAAAATCGATTAAATAGCCATTCACTTTATCCCTCCTAACCTGTTGTATATAGCGAACGTTTCAACTGGTTACCTAAGTATCCGTTTGTATTGTCTGCAATTGCTTTACCATCAAGTTTGACACTTGTGTCTTTTGCTAAAAGTTTAGATAGCAAGTTATTCTGCTGAATCATCAGTGAAACTAATGTTTCTAACGTTCCGCTCGAATCGCTACTATTATTTACACTTTTTGGTTTTACTCCTAACTTATCTTGAGCAATCGCAAGCAACTGCATCGCTCTTGATCGTTTAGCCTTATCTAACGGAATAATAATTTCTGGCTTGTTTCCTTCTGCGATTTCCGCAATTTGATGTTGGTTTACAATTCCACCGTTTGCGTAACCATGACCACGATAGGCATTTGTTAGTGAGCCATATCTTGATAGTGCGTATCTGATTGAAGCTAAGATGTTAGATAGTGGGTCAAAAATATTGCTGTTGAATCCTGGCATTGCATACTGTCTGAATGTTGGGTCAATCACTTGGAGCAACCCTTTTGATGGTGTTCCATTTTTGGCGTTAATATCCCAATTGTTAACTGCATTAGGATTACCATTTGACTCTGTACGCATTTGATTTAGTAATGCATTTAAGTTTGCAGTACTGTATTGACCGGTCATTTTCAACGCTCTAATTGCTACATTGCGCCATCTTTCTACCCCACTGCCTCCCACGCTATCTCCTGAAATTTGAGTGTTTTGTGGGTCTTTCACACCGTTTAAATGCACATGATCATAGTGATCTCCATCGGGCCATGGTCTCCAATCATTGTGAATACCTGTACCTGATTGTCCTGAACGGTCACGAACCTTGCCATTTGTGATAACATAGCCGATTTTGTTTGCAAACTTCTCAAATGCGTAATTGGCTGCTTCTGTGTAGCGTGGCGAGCCTCCTGTGACACCAGGTAGTGCAATATCAATGGCATTACGTTTACCATGCGAATAGGGGTCGCCTGGTCTATACCCACTAGTTGCCACAAAGCCTGGAAACTTCTTCATTACTGCAACTGCAACGTCCGCCAAGTATTTGTAAACGCCTTGCATGCCCATTGAAGTGTCTAAACTGCCACTGCTGAATAGTTCTGTGATTTTGTTCGTCAATGCTTCGGTAGCCTTGCTTAGAATACCTTTACCAACATCTAAAGGATATTTGACAAGCCCTTCCAGTACGCCAAGACCATTTAACACTTTCCTAGCCAACGCTCCCGGGTCTGTTACAAAATCCCATACATCGCCGACTACATCTTTCAGCTTGTTTCCAACATCTCCAGCAAATCCTTTGACGTTGTTCCATAGATTTCCGAAAAAGCCTGTACCTTTGGCATATCTATATCTTGGTGCTTTGTTTCCAGTCATATAAGCTGTTTCTTCAGCTGTTAGAACATGTGTGCCTTTTGGTGCATTCAACACTACATTTCGCCCTTGTGGGATAAATGCTTGTCCGTTAGGTGTGATTACCGCTTCAGCACCTCTACCGTCATTTACCATCATAGGACCGCCCGGATGACCTCCGTTTGGTGTTCCTTTTGCGTATTGCGGCACTTTCCATTCTTCGAGTTTGTCAGCACCCAGTTTTTCTAGTACCCATGAAGCTCCATGGATGATTGCGTTAACTGGTTTACCTATCGCTTTAAGTGCTGCGTTGAAAACTTCTTTAAATGCGGCTACTACTGGATTTTTGCCGTTTCTGATAGCTTCAACCATTTTCTGTGGAATTTTTGTAAAGATATCAAAAATGAATGTTGGTAGCCCAAGCATTATACCTGTGGCTGTATCCCAAATTGCTTGGAAAACCTTTTTGTTTTCTTCAAAGAAATTCCAAATAGTTGCTAGAATTTTACCTAGGAACGTGTCTTTGATGTTTTGCCAGATGGCATTACCAATACGCTGATACATTTGTTTGATTTCTTCCCAAGCCTTACCCCAGTCACCTTTAAAAATATCCGTCCAAATCTTGATTGTACTAGAGATAATAATCATGGTTGTTTCTATTGTTGCCATGATTAGTCCAAGTTTTATTTTTAGTGTTTCCCATAATATAGTGAATGCTTCTATAATGATATTACTATTGCGTTTTCCTGATCCACCAAACCCATCTAGTGCACCAGTAATGACTGATAAATCACCTGTGATACGACTGAGCCAGCCACTGAACTGTTGAAACAGGGGTAGTAAATCAGGTGCAATTTTTTCATCCCAAATCTTAACTAAGTCTTTCCATGCTTGAATCATTTTGTCTAATCCGTCTTCAAGAAGTCTTACAATAACTTCTTTAACAGAATCAAACGCAGTCTTAATATTTTCTTTAGCTGTTTCTAATGCTTCTATGTCTTCTTGGCTCATACCTAATGAACGTAGTAATGAGTATCCTTGCATTTGGGTAGCTTCATCACCAGTAAACAGTTGCCAGAAACCTTTAATATACTGGGTTAATACTTCACCTTTCTCTTTGACCTGTGTGATGAAATCATCTAACGCCCAGATACTTTCCCAGCTGAATCCCATCATATTTAAAATGTATTGGTCATTTATCGTATCCTTTCCAGTCCACATTTTACCAATAACATCTTTTAAGCTTGAGATGAAGTTACCAACATAAAAGAAAAAGAAATCTAGTGTTTTCATAGCATTAGGCAATGTATTATTAAAGAAATTCTCAATCGGTTGTGTCATCCCACCAGTGAACTCTTGTGCCCAGATGGCTATTGAGTTGACAGTTCCTTTCACCCCATTAGTGAAGGCTTCCCATGCTGTAGTATTAGTTACGGTATTATTCAATTCTTCTGCGGCGCCTTCTGCGTCACCAAATGAATCGCTGGCTCCTGCCATTGCTTTGATGACTTTAAGTGAATTGTCTTCTCCTAGAGCAGACCATATGGTACCCGCTTTATTAAGAGCTTTGTATCCACCTTCCATATTGGAAAAGTCAGTCATCATGCTCTTAACTACTGCACCCTGAGTCGCTTTACCGTTTTTCCACTCATTAAACAGGTTTCTTGTTGATTCACTGAACATATCTGCGTTTTCTTCAAAACGACCGTCTGTGAGTGAGATTCCCATTTCTTTAATTAAGTCATTGACTTTGTCTAAGTTATACGCTCCCCCGTCTAATCCAGCTGCAAGTAAACTAAATGTCTCATCTGCTGTGAATCCCATTTGACCAAATAACTGAGAGTATTCCGCCATATTATCTGCTAATTCATTTGATTGATTCAATCCATTTTGTGCACCTACGGTCAGTAAGTCAAAAGCCTCCTCAGCGCTAATCCCAAAGTTTTCCATCATACGTGACGCACCACGCATGGTCTCATTTACATCTGTATCAAATGTTTTACTAAATGAAATTGCATATTTAGTTAACTCTTTCATACCCTCTGGTGAAACCTTTTGTCCTGCTGTTTGATAGACTTGTGTAATAGCCTCTTGGGCTTCTTCCAATGTGTCTACAATTCCTGATTTCACTAACTCATTCGCAAAATTTAGGAAGTATTTAGATCCATCTTTTGTAATTCCCATTTTACCCTGAAAAACATTTGATGCTTCTACCATTTCATTAAATGATTCTTTCAAGGCACCTGCTGCCTCAATCGCCATATCCAGTGCTTTTGTTGATATAGCGACAGATAAACCTGTAGCCAATGCGCTAAATTCTTTAGTAGCACTCTTGAAACCATCTTCTGCTTTATTACCTTGTTTACCAGCTTCTTCTAGTGAGTCTCCCGCTTTATCTACTTTATCATCTACATTAGAAGCTTCTCTTTTCAACTCAGATAGTGCGTTAGTTACCCCTTCTAATTGCCTGCTAGATATTTGGCTTTGTCGTTCTAACTTTTCTAATGCCCTTTTTGCATCTTCGGTTTCATTTGCTGAATCGCCAAACTCATCAGCCATCAGTTTCACAACTTTGCGCTGTTCTTCGATAGCTTTCTCGGATAATTCCGTTTGTTTGGCTAGCCCTTTTTGTTTTGCTTCAAACGCACCAGATTCATCACCAGCGGCTTTCAACGCTTTTACTTCGGCGTTCATTTGTCGTTCATTTTCTTTGATTTCATTAGATAAATCATTGACGGCTGTTTTGGAATACACCAATTCTTTTTTTGTGTCGTTCAACTGGCGACTGTAAGCATTATATTTTGCGGTAGCATTGTTTATCTGTGTGTTAAGGTTAGCAACTTGTTTCGATTCCTCGCCATACTTGCTAATCGCTTCATCACGGCGCTTTGTTAATTCTCTTACTTTGGCGTTTTGCCCTTCCATAACCGTAGACAAGTCTTTCGTCTTTTGACTAAGTGCTTCGTATGAACGTCCTGCTGAATCATAAGCCTTTAGATTGGCACGCATATTCGACTCAGCTTGTTTGACTTTCGCATTGATTTCGTCCAGCGTGTTACCAAAATTAGTGCTATCTAAACTAATCCCTAGCTTGATATTTCCTGCCGGTTGTCCTTTTCCTGCCATTATTTACCTCCTTCCTCAAGTTTTACCAAGTCTTCAGCCGATAAAAATTGTTTGATGAAATCAGCACCATCTACATATTCTTCGCCACTCTCCACTTCTCCAAAAAGGTGTAACAAATAATGATAGTCGGCTTCGTCCACATCTCTCATCGTCCAACCTGCTTCGATTAAATCTTTGTAGATTTGATCCATTGCTTTCCTAGCTTCAGAAAAACTTATTTCTTTTTGCTCGCCATTTGCTTTTTTTCATTGTTTCCCAGTTCATTGATTTGTTCAAAAACACTTTCTAATGCCGGTACTAACTCGCTCGCAGTCAAACCATCTAAAATAGCATCAAATGTAACTGCTGGATCTTGGAAAATATCTGCTGTAATTGCAATCATTGAATCAATTGCTTCTAAATCAGTTAGGTCTGCTTTTTCCGCTTTCTCGTAAAATTTGATACACTCACGCATTGCACGTGCGGAAATATCTTGTTGTTTGAATGTTTTTTTCTTTCCGTCAAGTTTCAATTGCAATTCAATCATTTGTTTTCCTCCTTGTTTTTACAAAAAATAAGGCTAGCCAAAAATGGCTAACCTTGTGTATCAATTTTTGGTTCTGGTTCTTTTGGTGTCCCTGTATCTGTCATTGGTGTAGATGCAGGGTTAACTACTTCCCCGCTTTGTTATTTACCAAGTTCTTGAATTTATCCAAAGTCATCGTTTCTGATTCAACGGCAGTCATAAATACATAGCCACGTTCATCAGAAATGAATTCCCCTTCGATAGAATCGGTTTGCAATTCTACCCCTTTGTCTTCAGCTGTTTTCATGTCGATATCTGGATGACTGAATTTTCCTTTTGTCAATCCCATGAATAAGCGTTTTCCTTCTTTGTTCGCTGTAACCATGACTACCGACACGTAAGGCGCTTCAGTTTCTGAACCAATTACATTTGCACCTTCCACGGTTTTAGCACCAATGATTTCGCTGTAAATGCCGTTATCCATTAAGTCTGCCACGTCAAGCGTAACTTTTGGTGACGAAACCCCTTTACTTGCAATGAAGAATGGTACGTTTGAAGCGTATGTCGTGTTAGAAGTTGCGCCTAATCCAGTGATTTTAGCTTCGATCGCTCCGCCTTTCGACTTATCTGCTACTAATTCTTTTAGAGTGCCTTCTGCACCTGTTTTTACGCCAAAAATGACGCTCTCAAATCCTACTGTTGCCATCTATTTTCTCTCCTTTTAATTTAGTGAAATATTTGCTACATATCGTTTGATAATCCGCTTTGCACCTTCCAAGTCCTCGTCATCTGTTTGTTCCGTGTATGCGCATTGCCAACCATTCCCCCTCATAACCTCATCGAGAGTGAAATAAAAGGCATCAACCTCTTTCATGGTTGACACCCATACATCTACCTGTACGTTAAATTGAATGGTCAAAGGATTGTTGCTTGCAAAATCTTCGTAGTTGCCGGATATCTCTGTAATTCTGCCAACTGGAAGGCTAGGTACTGTTTGAGCTGATTCCGGAACACTATTGGTGTAAAAATCAATGTTCTTTGTTTTTTCATTGCTATTCAGAATTGAATAGACTTGTGATACTGCCGTTTTCAAAGTCCTAGCCTCCTTTTTACTTCGTCAGCAATGATTTGTGTTACTTGTTTTTCGATTTGCTTTTGTGTTTTTTGTACGAAACCTTTTGGACGTTGTTTGATTGTTCCGAACTCGATAAAGTGCATCCGCCAAGAAACATCTTTGTCATAGCCGACTTCTATCAATCCGTTTTTTACCGAGCTTGTAACCACATGGTTCTTAGCATGTTCTTGCATATACGAACCACGTTTACCGTTTGACTTCGTTCCATCCCAGTAAGGTGTGTTTTGTCGTAACTTTTCTTGAGCGTACTCCCCAGCTTTTCTAAGTGCTGGGCTTTCCACTCGTTGAACGTTTGCTTTTACTTCCCTAAGCGCTTTGTACACTTCGGTTGCATCGACTTCTACACTCATTTTTGAACCTCTTTCGCAATGACAGTCGTGAAATCTTTGGCAAACTCTCCTTTGGTGATCGTGATAATCTCAAAAGTTTTGCCTTTCCAACGCACTTTCATGTCGTTTTCGAGTTCTACTTTTTGCTGATAGCGGATAATAAACGTTAACGTCCCCTCAAGAACCGTCCCGATTGAAGCTTTGACATCGCTCAAGCGTTGTGTTTGAACACAAGCCCAACATGAAAAAACAGTCTCAGGTGTGGTGACCAGCTGGCCGTCCTCGTCCTTGACTATCGTATCCTTTATAAAGTCAATACGTTGACTTAGGTCACTCGTCTGTATTAACGCCATGATCTAACCCCCTCAACTGATGAATCAAAGCAGTCACTCCAAACGGAATTTCATTCAGCGCCTGCGTAGAAGTACCTACTCTGTTTTCGTACCAGTTAGAAACAAGCAACGTCACAGCGTAATCAAAGCGTTTATCAGCAGTCATTTCTACCTCAATCGAGCCTAAAATGAATTCTTCTGCTGTTTTTTGGAGCATTGCGAGTAAATCATCATCCAAGTCATGATCCACTCGCAAAAAGTTTTTCAACTCGCTTAATTCCATTTACTCACCGCCTATTCAGCAGTTACGGTAACTTCACACACCGCAGTTTTTTCGTTTGCAGTTGTTGCAGTGATTGTTGCTGTACCAGCTGCAATACCTGTGATTTTGCCTTGAACCGGCGTTACTGTGGCAATTTTCTCATCGCTAGAACTGTATTTAACCGATTTGTCCGTTGCGCCAGCTGGCAAGACAGTCGCTGACAGTGTTTCTGATGCCCCCACCGCAAGCGTAGTCGTTGTTTTGTTTAACGTTACGCCGGATGGGTCTATGCTTTTGGGCTCAGTGTTACGTAAAAGCCTGCAGCAGTGTCGGCTACTTCAACATCGAAACGAACAAAGCCAGCTAATAGTTGACCATATACATCATTGTCTACCCAACGTACTGAAGCTTGTTGACGGTCAAAGAATTTAACAAAAAGTGAAGGGTCGCCCACGAATGCTACCTTATTGCCTGCAGCAGTACCAATAACATCATCAGCCATTACAACAACTTCACGCCCTAATAGTTTGTAACCCGAAGCAACTGTAACGTCTTGTTGTAACAAGTAACGTCCGTCATTGTCTTTCATTTTGTCTAACTCGTTGAAGAAGCTTTGAGAAGCAATGAATTTCACGTTGTAAGCTGGGTCAATCGTTACATTTACAATATCTTTCAAACCATCAATATCAGTCACTGTTTTCGCTGTTGCTGTTTGTAATTTTTTAGCGATTTCAGCGTTAGAAGTATTCAAAGATTGGCGTTGGATATGTTCAGCGACCAAATCGCCTAGATCGATATCGGAATCGTCTAATGCTTCTTGAGAAACTGGAATGTATCCACGGTAAGTGGCAATTTCGTAGTTTACTTTTGTAAATTCAGGTTTAGCTAACTCTGGGTTTTTAATCAATTCAGCCACAGAGGTCATTTTATTTTTGTTAGCTCTCAAAATTGGATATGATCCTGTACCTGTTGTTACTGGCACACGTCCTACGTGTTGACGTAAGTCGACAACTGTTTCGGGTTGTTTTTCTGGTTTAGTGATACGGTCAACTGGAATAACTGCTTCTGCTCCGACTGTTGTCAATCCGTCGCGTTTTTCTCCTTTTGTACGAATGAATTGATTGATTGAGCGTGTGTATGTTTCTTTTTTGTCGTTTAGGATAACTTCCATTGATCTTTTCTCCTCTTTGTCTTTTTTGTCGATCGGATTTGTGTTGCTTGTTGGTTCTGTACTTTCTTGTTTTTCTGGTTGTGCTTGTTGCTCTTTAGGTTTAGCTTCTTGAATTTCAGTTGCTTTTGTTTCTTCGTCCAACTCTTTCAATTCATCAGCTAAATCTTTTTTCAATTGGTCGTCTGTTTCTTTCGATTCTTTTGCTTCTTTGATTTTTGCTAATAAGTCCTTAGCTGTCTCTAAATCGCCTGAATCCAGCGCCTGTTGCGCTTGTTCTTTCAATTTCTCAATATCCAAGGTGTTCACTCCTTATTTTTTTGTATAAAAAAAAGAACCTCTAGTAATTTAGAAGCTCTAGTTCTATCTCTAATTTTCGTTTTTCTTTTTCATCGATTACTCGTTTCAATGATCGTTGCGCTAAGACTGCATCCGTTCCTTCGTAAGCTGGGATCGAAACAATCGATATTTCGAATAATTCATCGATCTTATTTAGATTGCGGATATACATTCCATCTTGATTTTCCCACGTTTGAGAATCATCTTTTACGGCAAAACCGAACGAACATTCGTTGATATCACCACGTTTTATGGATTCGTACAAATCGTTGGCGTAAGAAGTATTTGGCAGTTGACATCTGAAATGAAGTCCTACGTCATCCACTTCCAACTCTAGCGTTTGCGATGACGTTCTTCCTAAAACCATACTTGAATCATGGTCGACAAAACAGCGAACATCTGATAAATCGGTCGTATCCAACGCTCGTGGCGAAATTATTTCTTTGAACCCGCCAAGGTCTCTGCTCAACGAATTGAATTTCATTGCGTAGCCCTCAATCGTTCGATTGTCCGTTGACTGGATTTCCGCTAAACTCCGAATTTCCATTTCCACTATTCCCACCTCCTTTCGCTGTGGTTTTCGTGTACAAAACATCTCCATTAGGAATGCTTGGTAATCCGTAATAATCTCTGACCTCATTAATCAGTAGATAACCGTCTCCGCCGTTGCCATCTTCCATTGCTTTATTCATCCTAGAAGCCTTGTCTTGCCCTGTAAGCGTAGAGAAGTCAAGTTCTACATTAATACCTAACTTGATTGCTAACTCGTCTGTAATCATCTGTGAGAGTGTCCTAAGCGTACTAGAAACGTAGGAATCGTTAGCCGAATCGTCTTTGGTATTGACTAACTCCATACCAAAACGTGACAAAGGAATGCCGAACGCTTTAGCAATTTGTTTTGTCGAGTACACGTTGTTTTGAATCATCTTCAAAATATCCGTATTTAGCTCAAACTGTTTGAATTCCTGTGTATCGTCCAAAACAATTACGCTATTAGCGTTTGAAGCACCGCTGTTTACTTCTTCAAAGTCTTGCTTAATTTGCTTTTTAGCCTTGTTATTCAGCGTACCTTTATTGAGCTTCAAAACTCCGCCTGCTTGAATCCCCTTCTTGAAGAAGGAGCTTAGCATTTTGTTCCCATTGTCGAGCATGGAAAGTTCTGTTTTGAGTGCATCCAATGGACTGATACCGGTTTTTCCGTTTACAGTTATATATTTGAAGTGCAACATCTCGCTAGAATCAACACGGTACGAATTTCCTGCTTTGTTTGTGTACTCATACCGCAACACACCTGTCTCTAAATCTTCGTAAACGACGACTTGTGACGGTTTAGCAAACTCTAAGCTATTTTCATGAATGATCGCAAAAGCATTCCCTGACAAAAGCATTTGAGCCGTGATAGCAAACATGAAAGAATATGGTGTCATACTTGCGTTTGGGCACTTGTTCAACATGTCTAACTTTCGAATGTCTGCTTGCTTATTATCGGAAAACTTGAACTTGCTGGCGGCAATATCTCCAGCCAATATCTTTACCGCTGTAAACACATCAGACTGTTCTAGTGCCGTTTCTCCGTCAAAGTTGATGGTCGTGTTCCCATTTACAGTTGAAATGAAGTCGAGCATTGTACTCGAACGACTGGACAAGCTACGTTTTTCCGTTTGGAAAAATAAACCCATTTATCCCACCTCCTTTCAGCTATAATTCTGATTCTCGAACCAAAATAAAAACGGTAAGCATTAAACTAATGCCCACCGTCAGGAATCCGATAATCTGGTTAAACAAAAAAGCTGCGGCTATGAATGAAACTAGCCCTAAAACATACAAAATAATCACGATTAGTCTTAACTTGTTACCATCCAAAGCCATACTCGCCCCTTTCAATCAATTCATTGATATCTTCTTCATCAAAATCATGGTACATTGCCTGCGTGTAAGCATTAATCAACGCATCTAAAGGATCAATCTTATTTCGATTCATTGCCTTATCAATCATGATTGTATCGTTGTTTTCTTTGGTGATTGCGTTTCTGATTGCTCTGTTAAGCAGTGGATTGTTTGAATGGACTGTTTTTCCTTTGATAACGTCCGTTCTAAATTGTTTTGTCGGAACGTTCAAAGTTATCAGCCCTTGTCGCACTTCAATCATTTCTTTCTCGTAGAATTTCGATAGATCAGTAATAACATTACCAGCATTATACGGATCGTAAAAGATACCTTTTAGCTCAAAGTTATTACTTTCGATGAAATCAGTAAGCCAATTGACTAAATCGTGATAGTCAATCAATCCGTCTGGACTACTACTAATCGTGCAATAGCCTGCTTGCTCATATTGTCGGTATGGTGTTTTGTCTTCTTTTTCTTTTGCTTCAATTCCGCCGCGATTGGCTACAAAGGAATAGCTATCAACAAAAAACTTGCTTTCTTCTCTGATTGGAATGACCCACGAAATAGAAGTTAAGTCATTTACTCGTGACAAATCGACACCGATGTAAATCTCACGCCCTGTTAAGTCCGTTTGTTTGATGTAATCAGGAGCAACGGCAGAAGTCCACTCTTCTTCGCTCATATAACTTTCTTGCGAGGATTGTACCCACATATTAAATTCTTTAGTTAAAACGTTTGAGATGTTTCCTTTTGCCTTGCCTTCGTTTAACAGGCTTTGTTTTTTCTCAGTCAGTTTTTCTTTTTGTTCTGGGATCTCCATTAGTGGATTCGATTTTATCCACGTTTCTTTATCGTTAATCTCTTTAACACTGTCTTGTTCCCAACAAAGCGCTAAGTATTCATCACCAATGATTTCGCCTTTTAGCAATTTACTAATGTATTGATACTCAACCGAGTACATCGGATAATTTAATTTGCTCGAAGCAGTGGAAATAATAATCGTCAACGGTTCGTCTTGCTGACTCATTGACGTTTCGATAACATCCATCATTTCCGTTGTTTTCGACAAGGCGTACTCGTCAAAACACGCGAAATAGCAATCGAGCCCGTCTAAAGTATCGGCATCTGATGATAAAGGCTTCATAAACGAATCATCAGTTGTCAATAATTCATTTTGCAGAACCTTAGTAAATTTCTTTATTGTTTTGCTTTTGCCACGCAATGCTTTTAGCTGTGATTTAACCATATTAAAAACAATTTTCGCTTGGTCCCTCTTATTGGCTGTCGCATATATCTGTCTTGCCTGATACGGATTGCGTTCATAGATTAAGCAATATAAACTCATTCCGGATACGATTAAAGACTTGCCTTGCTTTCTCGCCAATGATAGATAAGCTTTTCTAAACCTTCTTGTATCGTCATCTTTTCTACGCCAACCCCACAACATTCCTAAAATAAATTTTTGGAAAAGCGCTAGATTGTTTGGTTTGCCACTCTTCGGGTCAGGTAGCATGGAAATAAACTTAACAATGTTTTTAGCGTATTTTGGATCGTAGTAAAATGGATAGTCATCTTTCTTGGATTTCTCAATATCTGATTTATGACGATCAATAGCTTGCTGGATTTTCTCGCCAACTAAAATATCGCCTGCTTCCACTTCATCAATGTATTTTTGAACGTGATCAATCATCACTATCAACTTCGTTCATCATTTCAGCAAAAGGATCGTCAGGCTCTTTCTCCAATTCCTGCGGATTAACGATCTTGAGTCTCGAATTAATCGTTAGCCCTAAATCATTTGTGGCTGTTTTTAGTTCTTTCGAGAATGAATTGACAGTATCAATTAAAGGATTTTTACGACCATCGATCAAAAAGCCTTGTTCGTCTAACTCTTTGCTTGCTTTGTCGTATAAGTATGAATAGTTGCAGTAGCGAATCATTGTTTGTTGGTCTAGTTCTGAAATAGGCAAGTCCTGAATGTAGCGAGAGATTCTATCCCACTCTTTTTGCGCTTCTTTCAAAAGTCCGACCGGATAATTTGAAAAGTCCAGTCTTGGATAGTTGTATAGCTTTTCTTCTTCGGCTTTTTTAGCTTCAATTTCTTCTTTTGTGTAATTCTTTTTGCTTGCGTTAAGCAATTTCTTCGGCCTACCTTTGCTCATTTCATCACTCCTATCTATTTTACAAATTTTCTAAAGGGAATTTTTTTTCGAGAAGGGAGGGCATCGATTTTCTTCGTTCTAGCGACATAGGGGGGCTTATTTTTTATCAAAACTATTATTTAGTATATTTATATACACTTTAGGCAAAACGCCTTAGAACGCAAATTAGAGCCTTTTAAGGTTATATGCCCTTTTTATGCTCTTTGTTGTGGCACGACTGGCAAATACTTTCTAACGTATCGTAGTCTAACCTTTTATCCCAATCTTCTTTTACTTCCGTTTTGTGATGGACTATCGTAGCACTGGTTATTTTCCCATTTCTCAAACACTCCTCACATAGTGGTTGGTCTGCCAGCTTGCTACGTCTTAGCTTCTTCCATTGGCTTGAAGCATAGAAGCGAGCATACTTCATGTTCTCTTTATTGTGTCTTACTTCTCTGTTATATGTCTTGTCTGTATTGCCTTTGTGTTTCTCGCAATAACGGTTGGGTAACTCAACGTATTCGCGACAGATAGACACAGCGCATTTGATTTTAGGCACAGCTATACTTCTCTTTTGTGTCTGATTGTTTTCTTATCGAGGTACTTATCATTCAATGTTGAGTAGTATTCTATGTTGATGTCGTTAGCTCCACGATCGTTACTACTAAAGCCATCAGTCTTCCAATGATACGAGATATCTACCAAAGCTTTAGGCAATTCATCCAGCCTCTCACCTTTGTAATACACTTCAGGGACCGAATCAGTATCCTTCAGTTTTATTTCTAGAAGATTCTTATTACTTCTATCATCTAACGCCAATTCATCAATCATCTTTTTGGTTTGTTGCATTAATTTTCTTCTTGTCTCTCCTGTCATTGGTGCTACTTTCTCATAACCAATAAACTCACGAGAAAAGCGTTCAATAGCATAAGCGTTTTGAAGTGGTTTAGCTCTAAGAACAGCTGGATTATTGCTATAAAAACGATCTACTAATAACTTCCCTACAGGAATGCCATCTAAAGCTCTATCAGTAAACACAGTAAACACTAAAGCATTGGGATAATCTTCTTGAATTTTGTAAGCTAGATTTGGTGAAGTTACAATGTTATACCCTTCTCTGATATAATCTTTTAATTTCATAGTTTTCCTCCTAAAAACATCTAATAATTACTTGCTAACAACTTGATGTAATCATAGTTATCATTCATTTGATGTACCTCTCAATGTTTTGTTGAATATACTCGTCTTTCCAATAGCCATGACCGCAATATATCAGCTTGCATTTATCCACTTCGTTTGGTGTAGCTTCTCTTAGCATTTCGACAATAGAGTACTTCCCTTTGATTTGTACAGAACGCACAACACGCACTGAACAATCATCAATGGTTCGAGGATATTCATTAGTTAGCGATATATACCAGTAGTTTCTCATTATGTATCACTCTTTCTGTTGGTTACTGGCAGAAAAGGTTCGCATCATAAATTCCATAGCCTGTCCTTCATTAAATCCTTGTAGAATAAGCTGGTCATAGAAATACTTAGCTTGTTTTGCGATTAACGCTAAGCTTTTTTGAGTTTCATAGAATGTTGCCTCTGCAGTTTGATTTGATTCATTCAATTTAAATAACTCACTTAATTGTTTTTCATTCATAGATAAAACTCCTTTCAAAATAAAAAGACCACTCAAAGAGTGATCTAATATGTACTAGCAACCTACACCGATTCCATCGATTACTATCGACCTCGCCTTGCTCGTGTACTTTGAGCGCCCATTTCCAACCCTCGGTTGCCAAAGTCACTGGCAAGGAATCGAACCTTGCATGGTCAAATCATAAAACGTTAAGGCTATCCCTCGACGTATTGACCTTATTTTTAAGCGTCTACCTTCCGCCACAGTGACACTATAAAATTATTCTTGGCTGCTACTATTTTTTATTTTGCCCAATTATAAATCCAATCATATAGACATTAAAACAGAGCGTAAAAATTGAAATTATTAATAGAATCATTTCTCTTCACTCACCTTTAGTTATCGTGTGAATAATTAAAAAAACAATAGACAGCAACGGATGATAGATAATAAGAATAATTTAGAAGGAGTTAAAATTCACATCCTTATTCTCAATATTTCCGCTGCTGTCTATCGAAGCTTAATTAAACGATGAGGGAGATTTCCTCCCTTACATTTTATTTTGTCGATCCTGTTTCCTAATCTTTCGACACTATCATAATATCACGTTAAACCGTTCAAAAACCCTACACTATCCCTACAAAAACCCTACAAAATCAACGATACTGAACTAACACGCCTTTTTTGTATGCTTCAGCAAATTCGATCAATGCGATGGATTTCAGCTTCTCTACATTCTTTTCACCGTATCCTCGTATCAATTGCCCTATTTCATAATTAGAGTGCTTATTTACGTCACAGAAGCTGTAGTAGAGTATCTGGCGACTAATCAGACTAAGAGCCATCAAAGCCGCTAAAATCGCGTCTCTCTCCGCTTCTATATCCATCATCTGAATGATCGCGTCTTCTGCCTTATTGCCATGCTTCGGTGCCTTCGGCATATCCGTAATAATCGGCGACTTAATGTCTAGCAAAGAGCGACCTGCCATCCGTTCCAAACGCCGAAAGTTTTTCAGCACATCTCTCGCATTACGTCTTGTCTGTTTGAAATCTACCTCTCGTAACAATTGCATCAAGTCAAACCGCTCCTTTTATGTGATATAATAAACTTGTCGGATTTATTACATCAGTCGGAGCGATCCGGCTTTTTTATTTTTCATTGATTAGTTCAATATCCACCAATCTCACCACTGCTAAATTCTCTTTGCTTTTCGCTAACCACTTGTCACATTCCATCGTGTTTTCAATGCGAATGATCGCTGAGTGATTGTAGACGTGTTTTACGTATCCACGAAATGGATAGATGAATCCTTCTGCTTCACAGCGAACCATGTCACCGATTTTGAATTTTGGCTTCTTACGTGTTTTAGGATTCTTTGTCGGCATATCTAGCATTAAACCGCCGATACCATGACTACTAGCGTAAAATCCGTCTTTTAGCTTCATCTTTCTGCCTCCCATTTACGATCATCATTTAATATCGAAATCCCAAACTTACGAATAGTCTCACTCGCATCAGCAACACACTGACTTACTACTTTATATGCTTCTTCTACTGAAACTCCGTATTCTTTTTCAAACTTTGCCTTTAGTACATTCAGTTCCTGTTTTCTTAGTTTTGCTACTCTGCGGTGTCTGGTGTTCATTCCGCTTCCTCCTCATCGATCTCTATCTCGACATCTCTGCCTTCTAAAATCTGTTTGGTATCAATACCTTTTGTGGTCAACGCCAAACTACCATCTTTTCGTTCAGCAACAATGCTAATTGCAATTGCCTTTGTTCCGTCTGGTATATGGAGCATTAGAGGTCTGCTCATCCTTCCGCCACCTCTTCCACTGCTCCACCAATCGTTTGAGCAGTTCGATCAGCATCTGATTTCGAATCGAATATCTTAATCTCTTTATTGTCGTCAGGAATAATCAACGCGCCTCTTCCTTGATACTCAACGAAATAGCCTTCGCCTAGTTTAACTCTGTACATAGGCTCTTTCTCAACCTCGTAGCCGTTGTATAGGCTCAATAGTGTTTCATATGATTGTCTCTTTGCCCAAGCGAGTAATTCTTCTCCTTGTTCTTGCGTCACTATGCCATCTCGTACAAACCAATCACAGAAGTAATATGAATCACCATCTTTAGATTTGATTAAATACGCTATTTTTTCAGCTTTTGTAAAAGGGTCCGTAGATTTCTCAAGCCAACCGGCCACGAGTTGTGGAATAACTGGTTTCTGCGATTCGTCTATTTTTTTCATTAACGTAATACCTGCATTCATACTCTCGTTATAGCAAACAGCTATTGCATCATTTCCTATCGCTTTAATACTTTCTAACTTTTTGATTATTTCCTGTTTATTCATCGCTGTTCCTCCTTCAACCATAAATTTGGAAAATCATCGGCATATATCTCTATTGCGCCAAATAACTTGATCGCTGATTTTGATTTTCCATGCATGTCAGGACTGATTAAACGATCATAATAATCCTGACTGATTGTTTTTCCCTTGTACTGATAACGTGTAGCCGCAGTGTAATATACTGCTGTCTTGCTCAGATAAAGATATTTTGCTAAATCAGCCGATATCCGTAACAAAATGATTCTATTCTTACTTTTAATTCCACAATTTAGCAATGCTGGGACATTCCCATTTTCATCTTTTAAAGAATCGATGTAGTCAGTAGCTAAGATAATCACTCTACCTCCAATAACTCGCTATTCTCGTATATATTTCCGATGACAACCATTCCAGAACAACGATTGTCAGTTAATTCAAATGTTGAATGTTTCGCTTTAACTTTAAATGCACCATCTTCAATAACGACAGTGCCAAGATATCCACCAGAAATATTTTTCACGATATCACTCTCAAATATTTCAATATTATTTTTATCAACACGTTCTCTTGATTGCATGAGCTCGTATTTGTCTATCATTCCCCACATGCCACCGCCTAAATTTACAAGCGGAGCAATAAAGCCTGTTTCATCGTCTATTGTCCAATCCACATTTTTATCATTATGCGGATAGTACATTTCATTTTCTTCTTTTGAATATGCTCTAAACTTCGGTATCATTCTCTGTCCTCCATATATTCGTCTAGTATCTCTCTATACTTTTCTACAAATTTGAAACGATCTTGATGGAGCTTCTGACTCCAACCTGTTTGCCGATCCAGCTCACGCATCTGATCGAACCCTTTTTGAATTTCGTTGTAATAAAATTCAATGTTTGCTGCTGCTTTCCAATGTCTTGATGTCCGAACTCCCGATCCTGTTTCAGCCATTTCCAACTTAACTAATTCCGCTCGTTCTTTTGATTTTTTATCTTTCTGAATCTTCATCATGATTTTCTTGAGGATGATGTCACTGTATTGTGTAATGAGATCCATTATTTCTCCTCCACATACCTAAATTGTCGTCCTTTTGAATCAATCCATAAGCTTCTAGCTCTATCCCAGATGATGTTTTTGCTTAATCCAGTAATTTCAGATAACTGTTCAGCAGTACCTGTTACTAGAATTCGGTCACCATGCCAGATTGCAATTTTTCTCGGCGTTTTCCGTTTGGGCTTTTCAGTCCACATTGATTTACCGAGCTTTTGGACTTCTGCAACTATTTCTTTGTCTTCTTGCCAAGATTCTGACTTGGTTAATTCAACAATTCGTTTCATTGCTGCTTTCTTATCCACATTCATCCCTCCAATCTACGAATTTCCCTTCTTAAATTCTCAATGTGCAAATTGATTGCCTTCCTCGCCGTTTCATTGACCATCACTGCCTTTGTCCGCTCCAGATCGTCAATCTCACGCTGAAGGCTTCGAATACGCATTTGAATCACTTCTTCTGTTGTCATGATGATTCCTCCACAATTTTCAATGCTTCTTCCACTGATCGTGCAACACCATATAGGACTGGTTGTGTTTTTAAAAATTCGCCAAACTTCACTTGGTCTGGTCTCAACTTTCCTTTTTCATTCTTCACTTCAATGGCGAAAAATTTTCCCTCTTTAGTCCATCCAAATAAATCTGGCCATCCTTTGGGCAATCCAGTATCAAACCATCTGCCATCAATCGTCTTCACTTTGCCCACATTGCCTCTATAAACAAAATGACCATATTTTGGTAATTCTCTTCGAATGGCATTTTGTATTTCAATTTCTGCTGTCATAAGCGCCTCCTGCTCGGGTAGATAGTATATATACATGGGTAGACAGTTTATAATCGCTCTATCCCTTGTGGCTCTAAGTATTAACCAGTTTGGGTAGACAGTAGACAGTTATTTCTAGGTCGCTTCTGTATTTTTATATATTTCCTTATTTTTATTATTTTATTTACTATATATATAAACTATCCCTACTATCTACCTAACAGTAATGAGCCTTACAGCCCCAAAGGTTTTATCGGGTAGACAGTTTGTAAAAAACTATCTACTTACTATCTACCCAACTGTCTACCTACACGCATTTGTGAAACTTTTTTGTTTCACAATCCAGGAACTAATACGTTAAATTCTCTAAACTCTTTTTTTAAATCAATCCCCCGATAAACAACTTTTCCTTTTGATTTTGATTTCTCAAACCTGTCCGCAGCTTTCTTACCAAATTGGGTCTGACTGAATGGGTGTTCATTCATATCTCTTGCCCATTTATCGTATGCTTTAAATAGATCCGTTGCCCCGATTGAATAACCAGGCCCTGTTTCGCAACATTCATCTATAAAAGCACCTATAATATCCATTTCTTTTCGATATTCCATTGTAGCTTTCTGAATATCAGCTGGTGGATTTAATCCTTCTCTTTGCCACATCAAACATCCTTCTACTGCCCAATTGAATATTCCTGGCAATTCACGCATTAGTTTTTCTTTTAAGTTTTTATCCACTTTATCCAATGGAATTTGTACAGTGAAAGGAATTAATGGCAATCTTCGCCAAATACCATCATCATTTCCTCTGATGATTGGCTTATGATTAGTTGCAAGCCAAATCTTATATTTAGGTTTATAGTCAAACATGTGGCCTCCCTTATAGGATGCTGACACTTTATCCCCACCAGTTAGTTGTTTGATTAAACCTTCATCCATTCTTACGCCTTCATTTGGCTCCGAGGACGTTACTAGACGTGCGCCATTTAATCGTGCAATATCTTCGTTATGACCGCTGCTACCACCTTGTTTAACCATCAAGCTCGATGCCTGCATTCCCATGGAATAACTTCCCATTATTTCAGAAATGATGTCTAAGAAAACAGACTTACCATTTCTTCCATTACCGAAAAGGATGAACATGACTTGTTCTCTTATCGATGCACTCATAGAATACCCAACAGCTTTTTGAATATAGCGAATCAATTCAGCGTTATTGTCAAATATCTGTTCCAAAAACAGCTTCCAACGTGGACAATCACTTTTATCCGTATACTCAGCGTTAGAAATTCGAGTGAACATTTTAGAAATATCGTGTTCATATAAAATGCCATTAGAAAGATCTAAATAACCGTTTTGAGCGTTGAACAGCATATCATCACTATCAAATTCATCAGGAAGTATCGCTACTTGGTGTTTCAACTCACGTGTCATAGCTTCTTTTCCAGCATTGTTTCTGGACCTTCTTAAGTGTTTCTCTTTTGCTTCAATATAGGCTTTTTCTTCATCTTCAGTCGCATCTTTAGGTATCGAAACAGGTTCGCTTTTAAATATCTCAATAGTCTGATCTACCCATTTTCGAACGGCACCGATATTGTCTTGTTCCCAGTTTTTACCGTTATAAAAATACCAGCATTTATTTACATAACTGTATTTTGTAAAGGATCCAAACAAATCAAGATATCTTTCTGCATTTCCTGTATCATCATAGCTATAAAACTTAGTCGGTTTAGTTTCGTCCACAGTGATACCTGGGATGGAAAGAAAATAATCATCAGCTGTTTTTTTGCCAGTATAATGATTTGTATTCTCAGATATGGCTTTATTTAAAAGCCCTATTCCATAGGTTGTCTTTCCGCGTTTCTGATCATATTTATCTCGAAACAACGAAGACATTCGGAATATTTCATCCATCTTTTGAAAATCTCCAGCAGTCCAAAAAGCTAAATCATTTGCAAATGCTAAATCTGCTTCAGATTGGCTATCATATATTTTTTCCCATCCTCCATCCATGAACAATCTAAAACGATTACCTGTGGAAGAATTCACCGCTGTTTGTATAATCTCGTTGACAGATAAGTCATTTCCGTCTGACCAATTACTTTTAGAAAAATCTTGTTTTATTACTGTTTCATTTTCTAAATATCGCTTGTATAAGAAATTCATTTGTATTTCGGGTATCTCATTAATTTCTTCATTATTACCAAAGAAGTTACCTGTAATAGCAAAGAACCTACCTTCGGTATACATTTCGACATTCCCTTTTCTACGTCTTTCTCCAGGGATTGCTGCTTTACCTATAATATGGATTCCCTTACCACTCATTGATATTTCTGAATATGTTTTTGTAGAATTCATAAAAACGTAAACTAAGTTATTTTCTACATCGCCTTGAAGATACCTTTCTAAATCATCACCTATATCATCTAAATCAATACCTATATAAGGTGGTTTAAAATAAAAAGCTAGGCCATCGGCATTAAAAGTTGAAACAGCTGAGAGAGCGGTCTTGAAATCAGACCACTTGCTCTCATTTGTACTGCTCCCTAATTCTCCAGTAAACGGATCATAAGGTTTCTTACTCCATTTCCCTCGTTGTTCGTTCCATGAGCGTTTATAAATCCCCCACTGATTTAACTCACGCAACTCTAAGGGAATACGCTCGTAATTATTCATTAGAATGGAAGATCATTATCTGAAATATCAAATGCTGGTGAGGAATTTACAGATTTTTCAGCGTTGCTTTTCTTCCATTGATGTTGGATTTCTGGAAACTTAGTAGTTTCGAATTTTTTTATATTTGTATTGTCATACGTTTTCCCGTTGTACTCCGATTGTTCGTTCTTTACTTTTACTTTCGCTGGTCTCATAGCAAAATCTTCAAGGAAATTTTCGAATGATTGATATTCCTTTCCATCAGGAAGGCCAAATGATTTCGCTAGTGACATGATCATTCCACGATTATATTTGCCAGTTTCTTTACTTTTCCAAACTCTATGGAAAAGATGACTGTTTTGTCGTGGCTGTTTAATATCATTTCTGATGACCATATCAAAATTAATAAACTCTGTGCCGCCATTTGAGGCACCTTCCGTAACGTTGAAAATAACTACCTCATAATCTCCGTCTGGTACTGCTCCAAAATCTTGTGCTTCATTGTAGTCTACTTTAAATGCTGTCATAATTAATTACCTCTTTCTTAATAAAATGTATTTTTTACCCATTCGGGTTCTTCTTGTTTTGAATTGAGTTTTTCCAAAGCCCATTTATAAGCTCTTAAAATTGATTCCATTGATACATCTTTGATCAACGATAATTCTTCTAATTGATCGATGGAGTAATGTTGTCCTTGATAAGCAGTGAGTGAGCCAAACATTTTAAAAAGCGGATTTCCTTTGCCTTCAAAACTTACCTTTGCTTTTGCAATCGCATAATTTAATTCTAAAGATTGTTTTTTTGAAAATTTCTTTCTTGAAAGTCGCGCTAGCTTGGCATTTTCTGCATTCAATTCCACCATTTGAACCGCTTCATCAAAAGTAACGGAATTTTCTTTTTCTTTAATTACTATTTCTTGTAAGCAGAACGGGCAATGTGGTTTATTTTCTATCTTTAATAAACTCTTCAAAAGAAATTGCTGTCCACATGTTGAACAAGTCATTCTAGGCGCTTCGCTGCTACTTCCATTACTCTTCTTTTTCCTCGCGCTTAACGACCATTCAAATTCATCAGTAGGTAAACCTAAGTTAGCTCCGTTCCCAACATGATCTAACACAATCGAAGTCTTATTTTCTCGATATCTCATGCCTCGCATAGACTGTTGTAAATGTAAGACGATTGATTGCGTAGGCCTGCAAAGGATAATCACTCCAACATCTGGTACATTAAATCCTTCGCTGATTAAATCGACATTTGATAATATAGTGATTTTTTTCGATTTAAAATTTGCCATAATATCATCACGTTCTTTGGTAGGTGTTTTTCCATCTGCATGAACCGCATATATTCCATTGTCGTTAAACCATTTAACAATCATCTTGCTTACTTGAATCGTTGGAGCATAAACAATTGCTTGTTGACCATCCGCATATTTTTTATAATTTTCAACAATGTCGCCTTGAATTGTGGCATCTGACTCGAATAATCGCGCAGAGCTTTCAGCTTCACGTGACATATTTTTAAAATCTACTTTAGAACGATCAATCAAAGGAATAGAGTACCAACGATAAGGCGCTAGATTGTGATGATCAATCAACCACTGTATGGATGGTCCTTCTACCATTTCTTCGTATATATCTGTAAATCCTTCTCCGTTGAGTCTGTACGGTGTAGCAGTAAAACCTAATCTAGGAATTTCTTTAAAATGGTTATAGATATCCATATAAGTTTTCGCTTTACCATGATGTCCTTCATCCGTAATTATCAAAGATAGCTTTGGCAATTTATTTAACCTGTTCTTAGCCATTACAGCTGACAATATTATGACTTTTGATAAATCTACTTCATTTTGTTCAAGAGTTTCTCGAATGTTATCTAGTAACTCTCTCCTGTGGGCAAGAAATAGTACTGTGCCGCCTTTTCTTGTTGCTAATCGAACAATTTCTGCAATTACAACTGATTTACCACTTCCTGGTGGCGATTGGATCAATACTCCCTTTTTCCCTTGAGATAGATGTTTTCTGGCTTCTTGAACTAGCTTAATCTGATATGGTCGGAGTTGATACATTCGGTTCACCGCCTATGAAGAACAATTCTTCTGCAGGTGTAGCTTTCCGTTCATCTAGTCTGTTCTTAGCATAAACAGCATCATTGCCTTCTAAGATAATCCCTCGATTGCCAGTATCTGGATTGATAATCATTCGCCCAACGATATCAGTCAGACCCATAAGATTATCTCTGACACTATCTCTGATTTGTGGTGCATACTGATTAAATACTTGTCCGCGTTCAGTAGTTATTTCACGCTGATTTTCCCATGCAGTTACTAAAATATTGATGTCTTTTAATAGATAAATGGTAGTCATAATTCGAGCAAAATAGTTCGTCCATTGTGAGTAATCTTGAATTTCATTACTAATTCCATTTTTAGAAGATCTTCCACGTTCTACAAACCAGTCTTTTTCAAAACTTGAAATATTATCGATAACAAGATTGTCATAATTTGCAACTAGTTCAGGAGCCTCTTTAATAAATTCAGTAATGAATTCATGTGGTTTAACACGATCAAACGAGATCACATCCACATTAGGCAAACCTGCTAATACTTTTGAAGAATCATCCATATCCAACACTAAAGTTTTTCCTTTTAAAAATTGAACAAGTGACGTCTTACCTGTACCTGGTTTTGCATAAATCATTATTCTCCAGTCTTTATCACGAAGAATATCTGTTGCGCTTTTAATTTCCACGAATATTGCCTCCTATCTTATCCTCAAACCTTTTGTTTGGACGAGTTCAGCACCGGGAATATCTCCGTGCTTCAGTTCCTCCTTCAATTGCTTTTTATCCAATTTGGGAGGCATAGGGGTAAAGAATCCTTTTGGAATTAAGTTCTCATTGATTACATTGACTGATACTGGATTATTTTGAATTCCAATGTTGAATAATTCGCCTTTAATCTTCGTTTTACCAGTCTTTTCCATTTCCTCTTGTAAATAGTGTTTGATACTCTTAGCATTGTTCAAAAGCGATGTCTTACGTTCCTGTAGACGTTTAATTTCACTATCGATTAACTCAGCTTTCCCTTCTACTTCTTTAACTATTTTTGCTAAGTTTTCTGCCTTATACTCGATCGCTTCATTAATCGAATCGAGAGTATCGCGAAGAATTTCTTCATCCAATTGTTCTGCCAGTTCCAGGACTTTGATATATGACTCGCTGAGTTGGTAAAGAGTTGCCATTCTTTTGTGCCTCCTTTAATAATTTTGCAATTTGTTCAAAAGCTAGGATTGCCTCATCTAAATCCAATTCCACAGAATCATCAATTTGTTCGAAAGCAAGGTTTGTTTCTTCAATATCACTTGCTTGATAGATACCAATTTTTCCATTGTCATAAAGATCAAATACTAAAATTCCTGACGCATCTATATTGCGCAGTTTGTATTCGTCTTTTAAAAAGATGCGGTCTAGTGTATCCGTTGCAATTAGCATTTACGGTTCATTCCCTTCTGTGGTAAAATGTAGAAAGATAGTTTATTTACTTGACACGATCATGCTTGCTGGCGTTCGTGTCTTTTTTTAGTTTGATATTCAGCTTCATCTAACCCTGCGAACATCCAAACGAGGTAGACAATTACCCCGATCAAAGCTTGTTTGCTTCCCCAGACACTCAGCAGATAAATAATGATTGGTGCACTGAATACGATTGTTGTATTTAGTTTGTCCATAAATTTCCCTTCTTTGCTGTCATTATTTCCGAACACTTACCCGATATTTTATTGTGCTAGAACCCATGCTCTACATTTTTCTTTGTCGTAAAATTTTTGATCGCCTATACGCCCGAATGGAAGTCCTTTATCTTCCCACTTACGAATAGTTGCAGTTGATACTCCGAAGTATTTCGCTATCTCTATTTGCTTTAATACACGTTTATCAACTGAGGCATCTCTTCTTGCTTTTGCAATTTCATCAGTTATGATTTCATGAATGTAGCTACGAAGTGCTGCCTCATTTTCAGGCGTTAAGATTACTTCCATAATCCTGAACCTCCTATCGAATTTTATTTTTCTTTCCAAACTCCATAATTAGCTTTGATTCCGTTGGGGTATATTGTTGTTGGCATTAGGAAGCCTTCTTTAAAACAATTCGATATTTGGCAAAATGTCGTGTTCTTTCAAAAAGTTGTATAGAAACAAATGACCTTTTTGCGTCCACTTCATAATCGGTTTTAGATTGTCCGTTCCTTGTACTGGCACCATTTCGATATGTGTGTATCCTTCATTTTGATATTTTGCATACAACAGCCACGCCTTACCTTGTCGGTATTGGATACCAAAATCATGCAGCAACTTGTTCATTTGGATTGCGCTCATACCATAGTTTTTAGCGATAAAACTGATTGGCGTAACGCTTTTATTTGCTAGAATAATGTCGTGATAATTTACCTTGGGCTGCATTTCAGCCACCTTTTGTTCGGCAACCAATCGCAACGTGCGTTCTTCTTTGAGTTTGGTTGCTACTTCGATTAGCAAATCTGGATTGTTAAGTAGTTCATCTGTTGCGTACATGCCGTGTTTTCGGATTTGAGGAAGGACTTCTACCGCTAGCCAATCCTGAAATTTTTCAGCTAAAGCATTATTCGCTTTAAAAGCTAACTTGTATACCATCGGCTCACTGATAAATGACCCTTTCGCCACAAGTGGAGAATTTTTGCCAAGATACTTATTTACTCGTTGCCAACGTACATATTCAATTCCATTTTTTACATCGACAATTCCTAAACTTTTCGCTACAGTTTCGACATCGAACAACGTTTCACCATTTTCCGTCTTAACTTCTAATTCAAATAGATTATTTTCAAATTTTTGTGTTTTCATTTTGTCTCCTCCTTCTTATGTTGTTTGTTTTGTAGCGTAAATGCGACTTTTCCGCCAAAAAAAATTTCGATTGCTTCTTGATCAGTTAGCGGGATTTCTTGCTTCATTTTTTTTGCTTCTTCAATCGAGAAATCTCCACCTTTTTTCATTTTTCGATAAAAAGTACTTCGATCGATTCCGATTGAATCTGCTACTGCTTGTTGAGTAGTGCCCCGTTCTACGATAAGACCTTTTAACTTGTTTGTGTTGATCATGAACCTCACTCCTTTCTTTTGTCGCATTATTGCGACTTGTTGAACTAAATATACCACCCAGAAATATATTAGTCAATACGAAAGTTGCATTATTGCGATTTTAATTTGTTGCGTTTTTGCAACGTATATTTTATACTCTTTTTAAGAGGTGAGTGAAATGGATATAGGCGAGAGAATGAAACTAAGGCGAAAGGAATTAAATTTAAGTGCTGATATCGTTGCGGAAAAACTTGGAGTTTCTAGATCTACTATCTTTAGATATGAAAAAGGCGATATTGAAAAATTGCCTACAAATATTCTTGATGATATTGCAGAAGTTTTGAAAACAACCCCAGCTTTTTTAATGGGTTGGGAAGATGAAAATTCTCCATCCATTGAAACAATATATAAACAACTTAATCCTGAACGCCAAACAAAAGTCTACAACTTTGCGGAATATCAATTGAGAGAACAAAACAAACGTCCGAAAACTACAATTGAAATTCGAGGTTATGTGTCCGCTGGAACAGGTGAATGGCTAGAAGATGAAATTGTGGACGAAGTAAGTTATGAAGGCGTGATACCTGAACATGATTTCGCAGTTAAGGTAAACGGTGATTCAATGTTACCGCTTTTCGAAGATGGACAAGTTATCTTTATTAAAAGCACATCAGATGTGCGTGATGGTCAGATAATCGTATGCCAAGTAAATAATGAAGCGTTTGTTAAAAAACTGTCAGGTAACAAGCTAGTGAGTTTAAATAAAAAGTATGAGGATATATCAATCTGTGATACAGATGATTTTAAAATTTATGGCGTAGTCGTTTTATAAAAAATACCCCAGTCGAAGTTGGCGCTTCGGCTAGGGTTAGTATTTTAACTCAAAATAATTATATCAAAGAAATGAGGGAAAGAAATGAAAAAAAGAGTGTTTAGTTTTTTGTTATTGTGTATTGTAACACTATCTGGCTGCGGAAGTACAGATAATACTTCAACTACTAGTGGAACTGCAACCGTTCAAAATGATTCAACTTCTGAATCATCTTCTGTTGTTGAGTCGTCTTTAGATGAAACTACGGAAACTAGTATAGTTGAAAACGAGAGTCCAAGTGTTAATCGTGCTGAGTATTCTGCTGACTTTTCAGAAGATTGGAAAGGGCTAGTGACAAAAATCAATAAAGTTGTAATCGCAGAACTCACTGATGATGAGGTTGAAAAACAAGGCTTAGAAAACAAATATGCTGTTCAGGTGTACTTCTCGATTGATAATACGTCTGATACAGACTTTAATATTTATCCTGATCAATCTACATTAGTAATTGAAGGGCAGCAAATAGAAGCTGAAATGTTTTTAAGTGATAGTATTGGCGGAGAAATTTTAAGTGGCGTATCAAAAGAAGGGATCGTGACTTTCTCGGTTCCTAAAATAGAAGATGTCAGCAACGTAGCTAATATCCGTCTAAAATGGGAAGCTGACTATGACACTGATAATTATGATGAAGAAAGCTATAAAGAATTTGACGTGACATTTGATTTAAGAAAATAAAAAAACACGCCCACCGTCCAAAGCAAGATCGTATAACTAAGGAGGTGATGCCAGCTATTTTAGTCCGAACACTTACCCGAGCGAAAGGACGAAAAAAATGGCAACATTCGAACAATACAAAAAGAAAAACGGTGAAAAATTGTGGAAGTTTCAAACTTATTTGGGAGTAGATCCCTTGACTGGCAAACAAGTGAGAACTACACGAAGAGGTTTTAAAACAAAAAAAGAAGCTCAATTAGCGCTGACCAAATTACAATTGGAATACGAAAGTAATGGTCTAAATAAGTCTAAAGAGTTAACTTTTCAAGAAGTATACGATCTATGGATTGTAAATTATGAGCAGACAGTAAAAGAAAGTTCTTTCGTTAAAACAAAAGAACAGTTTGCGAATCATATATTACCAGCATTTGGTGCTCTTAAAATCAACAAAATATCGATTGATATAGCTCAAAAGTTCGCTAATGAAAAGGTAAAAAGATTTGTGTTGTATAGAGAATTCATCAATAATGCTTCGCGTATATGTGATTATGCTATTAAATTAGGATATCTACAAGATAATCCTTTTAAAAAAATCACAGTTCCAAAAAGAAAGGTCTCTGTTCATGAAGAAAATACTTTAAACTTTTTTAATAAAGAAGAACTAGAAATCTTTTTGAAATCAGTAGAAAAGAAAAAAGATATTCGTATGTATTCTTTTTTTCGGACACTAGCCTTCACAGGGATGCGCGTAGGCGAGCTCTTAGCTCTCACATGGAAAGACATTGATTTTAACGATAATTATATCAAGATAAATAAAACTCTCGCCAGAGGAAAAAATAGACGCCTTTATGTAGAGCAACCTAAAACCAAAAATTCTAAGCGAGATATACCAGTCGATGATGAAACTATGAACATCTTGAAGAAATGGCGATTAGAACAAAGAAAATGGTTGTTAACATTGGGAATTAATACGTTAAGCAAAAATCAACTGGTATTTTCTAACCAGAAAAACGAATATCTCCAATTATCTAAGCCTCGTAAATGGTTAGAAGTGATTATCAAACAAAATAATCTTAAACGTATTACTATTCATGGTCTTAGACATACACATGCTAGTTTACTTTTAGAAGCTGGTGCAAATATTAAGGACGTACAAGAACGTTTAGGCCACTCGTCTATTCAAATCACTATGGATTTATATATCCACATTACAGACAAACGAAAAGAAAAAACAGCAGCGCAATTCGCAAAATATATCGGTATTTAAGCAGAATTAGGCAAAAGTCGCTCATCCTCTACAGGTGGGTGATTAATGCCGCTCGATATGGTTGTTAACCGTCGGTTACTCGAAGATTGATATATAAGACTTAGTACCTTTTTATTTTGCTCCATGTTATGGCCGAAGGTCTAAAGATACAATCATTGGTCTAGAGAAAAATTAAGAACCGTAGGAACTACGGGGATAGCTTGGTAAATAAGAGACACCGCTGTTAGTAAAGAAATACGCTATCAAGTATGCTCTATTCCCAAGAAGCTCCCACTTCAAGCGTTAAGAACCGTCAGATTTAGCTAAGTGGTGAGTAGTTCACGCAGAACGTATTCAAAGACGTATTCAAACAAAAAAACAGGGGCGAAAACATTGCAAGCAAATGCCTGTATATCAATGTTTTCGCCTCTATTATGAAATGTTATATAAGGAAGGTACAGGATTTATATATGACTGGTAATAGAAGAAAATTACTAGCATAGTTTAGCGATTTACCCTAATTTTTGCTTCTAGTTATAAAATATTAGCACTAACTAAATTTCAAAACGTAGTCAAAAACGTATTTAAAATTGTAATCGGGTAAGTGTTCGACAACTATAATTAAACTAGATTTATCTATGTACTGCCCCTCAAAATCGAGGGGCTATTTTTATCGTTTAGGAATATTCAAATACCAACGCTTGTCATGAAAATCTTGTGCTCCACCTTTAGTGTTTCCTTTTGGATCATTCGTTGCACGCATCATGACATAGACTTTCTTATTAGGAAAATTACGCATATTGAAAGATACATGATAACCAACATTTCCTAAAGTATTATAAGCTTGATTTACATCTGGTCTATAAATTCCATCAGCTCTTACTCGAGCTAATTCTTTTCCAGTATTGTAGTCCATAATGAAAATATACTCGTATTTATAGTTAGCAATGTGCCATCCAGCGACATGCAAGTTTGCGTTTTCGATTTCTCCAAACTGATCAATGTGGGCGTAATTTGTTCCATCTGTCAGCGTAGAATTTGCAGCACCTGCTCGAGTTGGATCAATGACTGGTTTATCATCTGAAGTTGTCGGATTGTCATCTGTAAATCCATGAGCTAAATCATAGGCTAGTTTTTCTTTACTTACGCCCATTTCAGAAAGATAACCGTAAGGATCTGTATGATCGCCCCAAATATTTTGCGTTACCCATAAATGCGATTTGATTCCTGGTTGGTTATAAGGAGTGTCCAATGTTAATGGAATACCATATTTCATTGCTGAATCTCTAGCCAATTCAACATATGCTTTATAGTTCTTTTCAAAAGTTGCTTTATCGTGCGTGTGTTGTAACTCAATCTGCACAGGACTGTTAGCATTAGCATACGAACCAGCACCGTACTGTACATAACCAGGTTGACCGACTTGATAAACAGTTCCGCCGTCTCCCACAATATAAGCAGTGTAAGCACTAGTCCATGAACGTTTCATATACTGCGCTTCATTGCGCCCTGTTGCTGTTTCGTTAGCTGTTTCATGCAGTAAAATATACTTATTATTCGCTACTTGAGAGCTACCTTCGTTTGGGCCCAAATTAAATTCATTGTTAATAGTGTAGGCAAAAGCATTCGAAGGCAATAAAAAAAGAGCCGTTAACAGGCTCAATGATAAAATGATTTTCTTCTTCATTTTTTTCCTCCTATTTTTTCAAATTATAAGCCGACACACCAGTGATAACACCTAAAAACGTCGCTACTGCATTGATAGTGAGTACTGTCATATCTGTTCCATTCCATCCATACGCTTTGCCTAGTGTTGCAACTAATACAGATGTAGCCGGAAGTACCGTAAGTACCGCCCACTTAATGATTTGATAATATTTATCAGGTAAAATCATCTTTATTCATCTTCTTTCTATTTTTATCGAGATGTTTCCCTAAATAAAGTTTTAATTTGTTGTGTGTGTTCTACCAATTTTTCTGCATGTGTTTCTAATCTTTCATCGTGTTTCTTTAGTTCTTCATGAATCATCAATCGATCTGATTTGCTCGATTCTAAATCTTTAGTCAGCAAATCTAAATTGTGATTTACTTTTGAAAGAGTCTCAGTAATCTTCGAGAAAGATGCAGTAATTGGTTTTATTACTAATAAAATCAAAGAAACAATCGCAGTGATTGATCCTGCGATTGTTCCCCATTCCCCTAAATTAATCATGTGACAACTCCTTGAATCAAATTGAACTACCCCCACTTAACACCCTTACAAGTTGTTTGAAGTGGGGGAATTCTCGCCTATTTTTGATAAAAAGCACATCAATTAAGATGCGCTCTCTTCTTTGCTAATGATTTTATCTGCTTCTTCGTCTGTAATACACAATGGCACAAACTCACGAACCTGTTCTTCTGTAAAACAGCCCCAGTCAAACATCATTTTCACATCGCTAAAACTAAACATACTACTCACCTCCTTCTGATTCTGGATTTAATTGCTTTTTAATTTCTGCAATATCCTTGCTGTTTTGAAGCGAAGCAAGCATTGTCTTTGAATTGATTTGTGCTAAACTGTCAGCTTTTTCTTTCAATACAGTATTTTCCTGTTTAATTGTTACATCGTTTAGCATGAGTTTAGCATTTAGCTGTTTTAGGTTGTCGTTTTCATGTTCCAGATCATCGTACATCGCTTTGAGGTTGTTTAAATCGTTGTGATCTAGTGCGTTCGCTAACACAATCCATTGGTTCAGTTTAGGATCAAACATCTGATCAGCAA